TCTTTCGCTACACGGCGGTCTTCCGATTTGCTGGGGAGTCTGCTGTTTGGTCTGCTGACGTACCTGACGAACCTGTATTTCAAAATCAGAGAGGACCGTCGTAAGGCGGCACGGGGAGAGTAGGTGATGAATAAACAATACGAACTGGTTGTTAAAGGGATAAATAATTACCCGGATAAGATTGCTGTTACTGTGGCACTTGAAATTGGCGGGCATCCGTCGTTGTTGTTGCCACATGTGGCGATTAGTCTGGACCGTACTGAAGGTGCCACGCTGGAGTTTTACGAAGCTGAGGCGAAAAAGCAGGCGAAGCAGTTTTTCATGGATGTTGCTGCCGGGTTATGTGAAGGGGATGGTCCGTTGCCGGAAAAGCGCCCCGTAATTTTAGAGGCGCAGGATGTGTTGATAACCTACAGAGGAAAACTACCGGGAATAATTACGGGTTCTCTGAAGAGTCCGCCGAAATGGTAATTTTACCAGCATATTTTTCATCCAGTAATACAGCAAGCCGCCTGAAAGAGTCTTGTTGTTCCTGAGACCATTTGGGATTGCATGATTCAAACTGGATTGATGCCAGCGTTGATTGCATCTGTTCCCTTGGAATTGAGAATGCCAGATATGAGAAGGCGACGGTAAGGGTGTTCACGTCTTCCCGAAGCCTGGAAATGCTGTCGAGCAACTCCTGTAGAGAAATAGTGTTATTGTCCATAAATAATCCTCATGATTGTATTGACCTGTTAGCAGCCTGAGGCAACAGGCTGGAACTGATAAGCATATCCAGGGCTCAGAAACCGATAAATCCTGATAAATATCCATGAACGCAAAAATCAGATACGGCCTGTCGGCTGCCGTTCTGGCGCTGATTGGTGCAGGGGCGTCTGCGCCTGAAATCCTCGACCAGTTTCTTGACGAAAAAGAAGGTAACCACACCACGGCATACCGTGATGGTGCGGGTATCTGGACCATCTGCCGCGGTGCCATCCTGGTGGATGGTAAACCTGTCGTCCCGGGCATGAAGTTGTCGAAGGAAAAATGCGACCAGGTTAACGCCATTGAACGTGATAAGGCGCTGGCATGGGTGGAGAAAAACATCAGAGTACCACTGACCGAACCACAGAAAGCGGGTATAGCGTCATTCTGTCCCTATAACATTGGCCCCGGTAAGTGTTTCCCGTCGACGTTTTATAAGCGGCTGAATGCCGGTGATCGTAAGGGCGCATGCGAGGCGATTCGCTGGTGGATAAAAGATGGTGGGCGCGATTGCCGCATACGTTCAAATAACTGCTATGGACAGGTTATTCGTCGTGACCAGGAAAGCGCATTAGCCTGTTGGGGGATAGATCAGTGAGCAGAGTCGCAGCGATTATTTATACTCTGGTTATCTGCACCATCGTCTGCCTGTCGTGGGCGGTCAATCATTACCGTGATAACGCCATCGCCTACAAAGAGCAGCGCGATAACAAGGCCAGTGAACTGGAGAAGGCGAACGCCACCATCGCTGACATGCGGAAGCGTCAACGTGATGTAGCAGAACTCGACGCAAGATACACAAAGGAGCTTGCTGATGCTAACGCGACTATCGAAAGTCTCCGTGCTGATGTTTCTGCTGGGCGTAAGCGCCTGCAAGTCGCCGCCACCTGTGCAAAGTCAACGACCGGAGCCAGCGGCATGGGCGATGGAGAAAGCCCAGGACTTACAGCAGATGCTGAACTCAATTATTACCGTCTCCGAAGTGGAATCGACAAGATAACCGCGCAGGTCAACTACCTGCAGGAGTACATCAGGACGCAGTGCTTAAAATAATTTTAATTTCACTGAAATTTAATACGTGACTTTCAGGAAAATGCCTCGCAGATGCGGGGCATTTTTGTACAGGTATTTCACCGCGCACCGCAGCGCACTCAACCACGTCGAACCAAACCCTTTGGAATGAGCCTTTGAGTAGTCAGTTAGTGCTGGTGAGCCTTGACGGGCTGATCTCCTATGCAGCAAAGGTTCATCTCAAAGTAAGGCGAACGCTATGACAAACCAAGATTCTATAGACCTATCTGATCTTCGTGGAATGGTCAGTTTTCCAGACAAAAGGTAATCACCATAGTCGTATGGCTATGAATCTTGTTGCTGCAGATAAGCATTTTGTGATTGAAGTGGTCAAATCTCTCAAATGCAGTAAAATGCAGTGCGCTATAATTCAATAACGGAGGGAGTAAGGAGAAGTCATGAAAGATCAAGATGTTAGGTTCGCGGTGCATCATAAGCTTTTAAAAGAATCGCATTTAGATCCAGACTGCCTTGTGGTCGATGAATTTTCCATATCCCTTGGCGCCAGTAGAGCAGACATTGCTGTAATAAATGGTGTTATACACGGGTACGAGCTCAAAAGTGAATATGACTCTTTGGAGCGTTTGCCTCTTCAAATCAAGCATTATTCTTCTATAATGGACAAGGTTACTCTTGTCGTAGCTGAGAAACATCTTGAGGGAGCATTAAAGGTAATCCCAGGTTGGTGGGGCGTTAAAACGGTTTCTGTTGGGCCAAAAGGCGCCATTCTTATAAAGCACATGCGTGGAGAAAAGCTTAATCGAAACCATGACACATTGATGCTCGCTCAATTGCTTTGGAAAGATGAATGTATCGACGTACTTGAACGATGGGGCTATTCCAAAGGAATCAAAAGCAAGCCCCGATTTGAGTTATGGAATATTATTGCGGAAAATATTCCAATAGCGAATCTCAGGCTTGAAGTCAGAACAGCCTTAAAGAAACGCGTAGGCTGGAAAGTTAAGGCTTGGCAGGCTGAGTCTGCGCCAACCAATAAAGCTGTCTCACGACTAACGTAATATGGTGCGTATGTGCAACTTTACGCCATTCTTTAGAGCCGCCAGATTTGTTAGCGCCTAATGATCTTTGGTAAATGTAATCATCCCCCCAACTAAATTTGGAACCAAAGACTTGATACTCTGGCGAACTAACAAGGGTAGTACATAAGTTTTTAGTTTGGCCCCATCCATTTCCTTTAACTGCGGTACCTTTTACAAAGATCCATGAGGTATCGTTCGAATATCTCACTGAGACATACTGAGACATGAAGCGTGGGTCTACGCTCGTAATGGTAGAGCTAGCGGTGGGATAATCACTAAAACTTGGCGTTCTTCCATTGCTAAAATTCTGTACTACGTACATCCAAAGATCGTATTCATGGCGCGGAATATGATGAACTTGATGTTGCGGTATCCCTGCCTGTGATGCTGGGTATGCGGTTGAAGATAAAATCAAGTTTCTCCACGGAGCTTGGCCTGATAATGTGTTGACCATGCTTAATGCTTGTTGTTTTAAACTATCAGTTGCGTTTTGAATATCTCCAAAATCAATGATTACATCAATTAAACTAGGATGAATATTTAAGTGGTTAACCAGACTTGTGAATTGGTGCCATGTCTGGGGGGTGATAGATATAGCGAGCCCATTGATTAAGTTGCGTTGAACAGCATGTATATAGTTTGTTGAATATGCGGGAGAAACAACAGGGATAATTTCCTTACCATTTACTCTAGCATCTTGGATACACATATCTAGAGGATGATGGCGGCTCGAACCATGTTTATCTAAATATTTAACATCCAGCAAAACAGGACGATTGGCTTTCCAGGATGCCGCAAGGTTAATACCGAAGTCAGATAAGTAAGAACTCAAACTCTTCTTGTAGCATTCGTTTTCATAATCCCAGTCTATGTCTGGAATGGTAATGATCGGAGTAAAACCAGAGAGCGTAGTTTGATCTAAAAGCATCAGAGATTCATATTCAGCAGGCTTCCATTTCAGCTGTGGATAATATTGATGTTGACTCATTAAAACTCCTTAAAATCTTTACTTATCCTAAGTATAGTGTTATGGCGTAACGCCAATTGTTTTTATACACTTGAAAACATTAGGAAAAGTTGAGCTATATCTAAATTTACAAAATTGGATGTTATAGAAATCGAGGTTTCAACTAGGCATGGAACTGCAAAATTTTTAATGCCTGCACGCGAAAGTCGTTGGCGGGTCCTTTCCGGTGATCCAGACCGTTACGGGGCGGCGACCTCGCGCGTTTTCGCTATTTATGAGATTTTTTGAGGGGGTGGTTGTTGTTTAATTGTTTGGTATATCTAATTGATAAGTAAGGTGAAAATAAAATAAATACAACAACCTCACGATGTATTTTG